GGGCCGGGACTGCTGGGGCCGGGCCTGGGGCATCTGCTGCCGGGCGGCGTTGGCTGCGCTCTGGTGGGGCTTATAGGCCTGCCGGGTTTCCTCCCGGATCTGCTCCGGCGTATAGCCGGGCTGGGCAGCGGGACGATTCTTTGCTTCAAATTTTCCTTGATACATCTTCGTCCCTCCTTACTTGACCATCCAGAAGTCCGGCATTCTTCTGGGCTCGGACTGCAGCACGGAATAGCTGTTGATCCGGTTGACGGTGCCGGCGGTATCCCGGTAGTACATAATGGTAGAAGAGCCGCCGTCCATATTGCAGGCGTTGTAAGCGCCGTATTCCTGCATGATGTCGATGATATCCTTATAGGTGGCACCGATGGAGCCTGCCTGACGGCCGTCTGCACAGACGAAGATCACAGCGCCGTCCTGCCGCTGGCCGATGGCGGTACGGGGGTTGTAGCCGGAGTTGCCGGAGTAAACGCCCTGGTTGACCTCGCCGTTGATGATCAGCACGGGGCCGAACTCGCAGCCGTCCCGGATGTTCTGCTCCATGGCCTGACTGGCGGTCATGGACTGGGCGACCACCAGAACATCGTCGGTATTAAAGCCCGCGAAGCCCTTTTCGGGGACCAGGTTTCCATACTGGTCGGAAACCACCTTGCCGCCGCAAATGGTCAGGCCCGCAGGCACGGAGCCAACGGTGGCGTTGGCGGTACCGTCATCGTTAAAGGCACCGGCGTTGATGACCGCGGTGATCTCCGGATAGCTGTCCATAACCTGGTTCACCCGGATACCGGGATTGGAGGTGGAGAAGCCGGAGGCATTGGAACCGTTGTAATTGTAGGAAGCTCCCAGGGATACCCGGGAGGGGTCTTTGATAACCATAATATGGGCGGTGAAGGTATTGCCCTTGTACTCCTCGATGCGGATGCCGTCGGGGTAGTTATCCCACTCGTGGCTGTTCTCGCTGGAGATGGAGCTGCCGCGGTTGATGACGATCTGGCTCAGGTCCGTAGCCTCATCGGCCAGCTGGTCCTTACCGGCATTCTGAATGGCGTCCACCTCGCTCTGGTCCATGAAGAGGCCCGGAATCCACTTGGTGGCGCTGGGCTCCAGCAAGGTCATGGTCAGCACCTTCTTGGCCTCCTGGGAGGGGCCGTTGAAGACGGTATAGGCTGCCAGGGACAGGGCACAGACGATCATAAAGATCAGGGTGAACAGCAGCAGGAAGAACCGGCGGACGATCCTTCCGAAAACGCCGCCTTTTTTCTTCTTTTTCGGCGGCTGAACGGATACATTGGCCTGGGCCGAATAGCTGTTTGGCTGGCTTGGCCGGCGGGGCGCTTTGTCTTGCATAATTGTTACCTCACTGTTTGTCTTGCTCTTGGGAACCGTCGGCGGAATTGGCGGCTCCCTGCTTTACAAAGACCCAGCGCTGCTGGATCGTATAGCTGATGAAATACAGGCACACCATGACGATGACATACCACAATGTACGAAGGCCGCTGGCGGTTTCCGGAACACCCAGAAGCTGGCATACACCATCGGTCAGCAGCAGCTGAGCGGCCATCTGGGGCAGGGCCAGCAGATAGTATTTCAGCATGGCCTTGCCGGTGTTTTCCTCGGACTGAAACACAACTTTCTTGTTCAGGAAGAAGTTCAGCAGGGAGGATACCACTCTGGCCCCTACTGTGGGTACCACACGGTGGACAATGGCGCCGGCGGAAACCAGGACCTTGTCCAGCACATAAAACAAACCCGAATCCACGCAGGCGCTGACCAGAGAGGACACGGTATAGCGGAAGAAATGGGCCAAAATCAGCTTATAGATCCGCCAGGAGTCCTTGATGGCGTGGAAGTGGGAGCTCTTGTTCTCCTCGATATAGACCGTGCGGATCTTGACCTCTTCATAGGGGATGCTCATGGTCTTCATAGCCAGGAGCATGTTGGTCTCGTACTCGAACCGGTCCCCGGAGACGGTGAGGAAGCGCTCCACCGCGCTGCGGGGAATGGCCCGCAGGCCGGTCTGGGTATCGGAAATGGTCATGCCGCAGAAGAGCTTCATCACCGCCGAGGTGGTATGGTTGCCGAAGCGGCTGCGCTTGGGCACATCCGGCTGGTTGAAATCCCGGCAGCCTAAAATCACCTTGCCGGTTTCCAGCATCCGCTGGGTGCAGCGGCGGGTATCCTCGGGGTGATGCTGATTGTCGCCGTCCACGGTGACAACGCCCTTGCCATCGGGCCGGTTTTCCAGGAACCAGGCAAAGGCGGTTTTCAGGGCTGCGCCCTTGCCGCGATTGACCTCGTGATGGAGCAAATGAACTTCTTTATGGGTGTCCGCCGCACGCTGAAAACAGGGCAGATTTTCGGGCTTGGAGCCGTCGTTGACCAGAATGATATCGGTAAAACCGTATTCCAGCAGGCCATCGATCACGGCGTCCAGCTTTTCATCCGGGTCAAGGGATGGCAGGACCACGGAAACTTCGGATAACTGCATAATCTCGCCTCTTCTATCTTTTGGATATGATAATCTCACGGTATTATAGCATATTCCAAAGGGTTTGCAAAGTGTTTTCCTGTCATATTAAGAAATTTTTACGTTTTTCCGGGCTATCATTCTAAGTTTGCCCGACAAAAAAAGTGCCATTCCAGCCTTTTTCTGTAAATGACGGTTGAAAACTTTCTATAAGCTTGCGAGGAAAAGCACCCGGCCTGGTGTGGCCGGGTGCTTCTGAATTGTCTGCTTCAAAAATAGAGCTCGCTTGCCAGGTTGCCGTGGACATAGAGGCACACGGCCTTGCGCATGAAGCTCTCCGTTACGCCGAAGAAGTCGGCCAGCTGCCACAGCTCCGTATAGCCCAGGGCAATGGCCTCGTCCAGCTGCTCCACGGGGATCAGGGAACGGATGGCCCATTTATCCGCATGGTTTTCATGGCGCTGGCGGCAGTCCACTGTGGCATAGATGTTGTAAAAGCTGCCGGTCATGCAGTGCCCCAGCTCGTGGCCCAGGTGCATCCGCTCCTGGATGCCGCCGTCCAGCACCCGGTCATCCATGCCGATATAGCAGGTCCCATCCGGCTCCATCAGGGACATGGAGCCGTTTTCCTTCATAGGGTACCGGAGTACGGCAATATTCTGCCTGGAAGCCAGGTCATACAATTCCGGCACCTGCGTCATGGCTACTCCTTCTTCGCCCGCTCGTTTTTTCGTTTTCTGGCTTCCCGCTGGCGGACGAAGGCGGCAAAGCTCAGGACCTCATCGTACATGGCATCGGTGATATCGCCGCTGCCGCCGAAGAGGGCGAACTTGATATCCTGCTGGGTCACCGGGCGCACATCCTCTTCCGGCTGAGATGCATCATTGGCACCCAAGAGCTCGGAAACAGAGATGCCGAAATAACGGCAAAGCTTATCAATGACGTTGCCGGAGGGCTTGGTATTGGGATCTTTCTTCCATTTGGTAACGGTGGATTTGCTGAGACCCGCATCAATGGCGGCCTTGGAGGTGCTGACACCCCGCTGCTTGCAAAGCAGGACGAAACGCTCATAGAACATACAGGGACACCCTTTCCTCAGAGCTCTCGGAAGTTATCCACAATTTTCAACTGCCCCACTTGACAAGTTCGAAAAAATGTTCTATAATGCAGGCAGTTGAAAAACGTGAACTTCCCCGGATAGGGATATAGAATCGAACCAGGGCGGCTTGTTGCCCATCGAAACAATATCTGGCTATATACTATCACATATGTTTTCGATTTTCAACTACCGGTCACATTTTTTTTGCGAATTCAGTATAAAAAAGAATGTGTCCAATAAAGCGGACAAATATGTGGGAGGTTGGGAAAGATGAAAAAATTTTGCAGCACGACCCCGGGAAATTTTCCCGGAAGGCTCGGAAAAGGCAGGAACGTATGACAGCCCCCTGGGCTCTGGACCTGCAGCGGCAGGAAAAATGGGACCGTTTTCTGAAACGGCGGCCCCGATGCGCCCTGTGCGGAGGGCCGATCCTGGAGGATGAGGCTCTGGTATTAGACGGAAAGTTCTACTGCTTGCCTTGCGTGAGCTGGAACACGGAGGAGGTGACGGAATTTGACCCCGGACTGGAAGGGTATTCGCTTGGATTATAGCCAGGGTATGACCCAGTCGGCGCTGCAAGCCAAATACGGCGTGGCTGCTTCCACCCTGCGAAAACGCATCCGCGCCGAGGGATGGTCCCGGAAGGAAAGCGCAAAAGTTCAGGAAGACGAACAAATCTCAGTTTCTGTCCCGCGCTCCCCTGCCCCAGACCCGCGGCTGACACGGGTAGACGCCCTGGCGGATGCCATGCTGGGCTGCCTGGAGCGGGCGGTCAGGGAGCTGGATACGGTAACGCAAAACGTACGGGAGAAATCCAAGCTGGAAGACGGAGCAGAGCTGGTTACGGATTTTGAACGGCTTCTGCCCGAGGAGAAGGGCATCATCGACCGGGGCGGGCTCAAGCAGCTCACCGGAGTGCTGAAGGACATCAAGGATGTGCTCACCCTGCGCTCCGATGCGGACACCCGGGAGCAGGAGGCCCGCATCGCCAAGCTGCAGCGGGATCTGGACCGGGAAACGGAGAAGGCCTCTGTTACGGTGGTTCTGGAAGGAGAGAGCGGGTGCTATGCCGAATAGCGTTCTCATCATGCCCAGGCCCAATGAGAAGCAGCGCCTGGCCCTGACGGAAAAGCACCGCTACGTGGGCTACGGCGGAGCCCGGGGCGGCGGCAAAAGCTGGTTCGTCCGCTGGAAAGCGATCTTGCTGTGCCTGCACTACCCAGGCATCAAGGTACTCATCACCAGAAAGACCTATAAGGAGCTGTTCAACAACCATATCGCTCCCTTGCAGCAGCTGCTCGCAGGGGTGGCCGAGTACAAAAGCACGGACAAGCTCATCCATTTTCCCAACGGAAGCACCATTTCCTTCGGCTACTGCGCAGCGGATGGGGACCTGGGGCAATACCAGGGTGCGGAATACGACGTTTGGTTTGCCGATGAGGCAGGGCAGTTCCAGGAGGAGTGGCTGGTGCAGATCGACGCCTGCGTCCGGGGCGTCAACCCCTTTCCCAAAAGGACCTACTACACCCTGAACCCCGGCGGACCTGCCCACGGCTACTTCAAGCGGCTGTTCATCGACCGGAATTTTACGGAAGAGGAGCACCCGGAGGACTATGCCTTCATCCAGGCCCTGTGCACGGACAACAAGGCCCTGATGAAAAGCCAGCCGGAATATCTGCGTGCCCTGGAAAAGCTCCCGCCGAAGCTGCGGGAGGCCTGGCTCTACGGCCGCTGGGACGTATACGAGGGCCAGTTCTTCGAAGAATTCCGGAACGACCCCAAGCACTATCGGGACCGCCGCTTCACCCATGTCATCGACCCCTTTGAGATCCCGAAGCACTGGACCGTCTACCGCAGCTTCGACTGGGGCTACCACAGGCCCTTCTCCTGCGGCTGGTGGGCCGTAGACCCGGACGGGGTGGCCTACCGGATTCTGGAATTCTACGGCTGCACAGGGGAGCCCAACGAGGGACTCAAGTGGCCGCCTCAGCAGGTGTTTGCGAAGATCCGCGCCATTGAACGGGAACACCGATACCTGGCAGGGAAAAAGATCATCGGCATTGCAGACCCGGCCATCTGGGACGGCTCCACAGGCGAATCCATCGCCGACACGGCGGCGAAAAATCAGGTGTATTTCTCCCCGGGAGACAACAAGCGCATTCCCGGCTGGATGCAGCTGCACTACCGGCTGAGCTTTGACGAAGCGGGCCTTGCAAGGCTCTATGTCTTCCGCAACTGCCGCCACTTTATCCGCACCCTTCCCCTGCTGCAATATGACAAGTCCAGCCCCGAGGATCTGGACACCCAGGGAGAGGACCACGCGGCGGACGAGGCCCGGTATTTCTGCATGGCACGGCCCATAGCACCCCGGGAGCGGCCGGAAATCAGGAAAAAGAGCAGCGCTGCGCTGTTTCTGGATATTGAAGAAGAAAATACGGTCCCAAGAAGACCGGGAATGGAGATCATCAATGAAGCAAGCAATGCAGATCGGACCGGAACAGGTCCGGGCCGCCCGGATGATCCTGAACCGCTGCCGGGAGGGCAAGGCCAACCTGGAGCGGCGGGTCATTGAGGACGAGCAGTGGTACCGGATGCGCCACTGGGAATGTATGCGCCGGGGGGCGGGAAGCACGGTGGAGCCCGCCTCGGGGTGGCTGTTCAATGCCATCGCCAACAAACACGCCGAAGCCATGGACAATTTCCCCCGGCCCAATGTGCTGCCCCGGGAGGAGGGAGACAAGGAGCTGGCCAAGGTCCTGGGCAGCATCCTGCCGGTCATTTTGCAGCAGGAGGACTTTGAGGACACCTACGATCGGGTCATGGACGACAAGCTGAAAACCGGTACGGGTATCTACGGTGTCTTCTGGAACCCGGACAAGCTGGACGGCCTGGGCGACATCAGCATCCACCGCATTGACGTGCTGAATCTCTATTGGGAAAGCGGCATTACGGACATCCAGCAGTCGAGAAACGTCTTCTATCTGCGGCTGTGGGACAACGATCTGCTTTTGGAGCAGTACCCCCAATTGGAGGGCAAGCTGGGAGCCCAGGAGGCGGGAAACCGCTATGTATTCGAAGACCGGGTGGATACCTCCGAGAAAACGGCGGTAATTGACTGGTACTACAAGAAGCGGCAGGGCTCCAAAACGGTGCTGCACTACTGCAAATTCGTGGGCGACACGGTGCTCTTTGCCACGGAAAACGAGGCACGCTACCGGGACCGGGGCTGGTATGATCATGGGCTCTACCCCTTTGTGTTCGATCCCCTGTTCCGCACGGCAGGAAGCCCCTGCGGCTTTGGCTACATCGATGTGGGCAAGTCCGCCCAGGAATACGTGGACCGGGGCAACCAGGCTATCCTGCAAAATATGCTGTCCAATGCCCGGCCCCGGCACTTCATCCGGGCGGACGGGGCGGTGAACGAAGAGGAGTATGCAGACCTGAGCCGGGACTTTGTCCATGTGGACGGGGCGCTGGGCGACGACAGCATCAAGCCCATTGCCGGAAAGCCCCTGAGCGACATCTACGTAACGGTCATCGACAAGAAGATCGACGAGCTGAAGGAGGTCACGGGCAACCGGGATGTGTCCACCGGCGGCACCGTCTCCGGCGTAGTAGCGGCTTCCGCCATTGCAGCTATGCAGGAGGCGGGCACCAAGCTGAGCCGGGACAGCAACCAGGCCTCCTACCGGGCCTTCCGGAAGGTCTGCCTCCTGGCGGTGGAGCTCATCCGGCAGTTCTACGAGCTGCCCCGGTGCTTCCGCATTCTGGGGGAGCAGGGCAGCCAGGAGTTCATCAGCTTCACCAATGCCGCCATGGAGCCCAGAAGTCAGGGCGTAGAGCTGGGCGTGGATATGGGCAGCCGCATTCCGCTGTTTGACATTGAGATCGGCGCGGAAAAGCAGAGCCCCTATTCCCGCCTCAGCCAGAACGAAATGGCCATGCAGTTCTTCAACGCGGGGCTGTTTGACCCCGCCCGGTGGGAACAGGCCCTGGCCGCACTGGAGATCATGGATTTTGACGGAAAAGGCACGGTCGAGCGTACCATCCGGGAAAACGGGCAGCGCTATGCTGCCGGGCAAATGCAGGGAATGCAGGAAAGGAGACAATTATGATCCACACGCACTTTTTTCAGAAGAACGGCACGGTCTGCATGGAAATGCAGGGCCATGCCATGACGGCTCCCAAGGGTGCAGACCTGGTCTGCGCAGCGGCCACCACGGTGGCCTACACCCTGGCTCAGGCGGTGCAGTTTCTGTATGAGCAGGGACTGCTGGAGGAGAAGCCGAAAATTCAGATTGCAGACGGCTATGCCCTTGTGTCCGCCGCTCCCAAGGCGGAGGCCTGGGCGGAGACGCTCATGGCCTTCTGGGTCACCCAGGCAGGCGCCTATGTGCTGGAGCACAACTATCCCCAGGCGGTGTGCCTGATGCCCATGGAGGTATCCGCATGACCGCATTCAAACTATGTAACTCCCTGAACTGGCAGCTTTTCGCGGAAGATGCCGGTTCGGAGTCGGGCGTAACGGAGGCCAACGCCCAGCCTCAAGCCGAAGTCCCCTCCAATGGGCCGGAGGACTTCGAGAAACTGATCAAAGGCCCCTACAAGCAGGCCTACGATGCCAGAGTGAAGAGCATCCTTCAGCAGCGGCTGAAAAGCAGCCGGGAAACCGCAGAAAAATATGCTGCGGCCCAGCCCGTCCTGGAACTGATGCGGCAAAGGCTCGGCATCGAAGGCGAGGACTACGGCGCCATGGAGCAGGCCCTTCGGGAGCGCCTGCCGGAAACGAATCCTGCCGGGCAGCAGCGGCAGGAGGCGGAAATTCAGGCAGGCGCTGACCGGATGGTGGAAGCCTGGCAGCAGCGCAGCCGGGAAATTCAGGAAACCTATCCCGAATTTGACCTGGAAAGGGAGATGCTGCGCGCCGATTTCCGGCAGCTGCTCCGGGCCCGGGTGGATATGCAGACGGCCTATGAAATTCTCCACAAGGAGGAGATCATCCCCGCTGCCATGGCCTATGCCGCCCAGACCACAGAGCGGAAGCTGGCGGAAAAGCTCCGCTCGGAGGGCATCCGCCCCACAGAAAATGGTGCAGGCCAGTCCGGCGCCGTCAGTATGGGATCTCGGGTGTCCCAAATGTCCCGAAAGGAAATCGCCGACCTCTGCCGCCGGGTAGAGCGGGGCGAGAAGGTAAGCTTTGGTTAAGAAAGGAAGTATTTTATGAACATCACATCTTTGCAGCACTTTGCGGACAATCCCACGGTGAACGTCACTACCGACTCCAAGCTGTCCGCGGAAAACAAGACCTTTTATGACCGCGCTCTGGTAGAGGAGGCAGGGCCTAACCTGATCCACGGCCAGTTTGGCCAGAAGCGGCCCATTCCCAAGAATGGCGGCAAGCGCATTCAGTTCCGGCGCTATGCCTCCCTGCCCAAGGCTCTGAAGCCCCTGACCGAGGGCGTCACCCCCGAGGGCCGGAAGCTCAGCGCCACTGCCGTGGAAGCGGAGGTGAACCAGTACGGCGACTTTGTCTGCCTGTCCGATGTGCTGGACCTGACCGCCATTGACAATAACGTCCTGGAGGCCACCAAGGCCGTGGGCCGTCAGGCCGGCCTGACCCTGGACACCATTACGAGAAACGTTTTGCAGTCCGGCACCAACGTGTTCTACTGCCCCAAGGTTGGGGCCAACGGCGTTCAGACCCCGGTGACGGACCGCTCCGGCCTGGACAAGACCTGCACCCTCACCGTAGACGTGGTGAAGAAGGTGGCCGCCATGCTGAAGGCCGCCAACGCCCCCAAGATCGACGGCGACTATGTGTGCATCCTGCACCCCTATGTGGCCTATGACATTATGTCCGACCCCCGCTGGGAGGAGATGCACAAGTACACCACCCCCGAAAATATGTACCAGGGGGAGATCGGCCGGATCGCCGGTGTGCGTTTTGTGGAAACCTCTGAAGCGGCGGTTTACAAGGGCACGGAAAACAGCTGTCCCACGGGTCTTGCCGTGTTCGGCTGCCTGTTCATTGCCCAGGGCGCCTACGGCGTGACGGAGGTCACCGGCGGCGGACTGCAGACCATCATCAAGCAGCTGGGCTCTGCGGGCACGGCCGATCCTCTGGACCAGCGCAGCACCGTGGGCTGGAAGGCATTGCAGACGGCGGAGATCCTGATGGAGCCCTACATGGTCCGGGTGGAGTGCTGCTCCGCCTTCAGCCCCACGGCAGAGGCGAATTGAGAGTTGACAGTTGACAATTGACAGTTGACAGTTGGCGGAGACTGTGGACTGTCACGGTGTGTGGAAGATAGACAGAAAGTTTGAAATTGACAGGGAAAGTTGATAGTAGATGGTGGTTATTAAGAAAATAACTGTCAACTGTCAACTTTCAACTGTCAACTGAACCGAAGGGAGCGTTCATATGGAAGAGAAGACGACTGTTACGATTCGCCTGCCCCTGACCCGGGAGCAGCGGGAGGATGTATTTGTGGGCATCAATGGCAAGACCTGGCTCATCAAGCGGGGTGAGGCGGTGGAGGTGCCCTGGAATGTGGCCCAGGTGCTGGCCCGGCGGGAGAAAAGCCTGGCCGATGCCATGGAATTCGAAGCCCAGGCGGCCCAGCCCCTGGAGCATCTGGAGGGCAGATAAATGACGGTGCGGGAAGTGATCGAGGCGGCGGACCGGCGCAAGCCCAACCTCTACAGCCGGGAGGAAAAGCTGCGGTGGCTGGAGGAGGCCGAGGGCATGGTCTGGGGGGCGCTGGAAGCCTTTCACGCAGTGCGCGGCTCTTTTGAGGGCTTCGACCTGGAGGCCTGGCCGGACAAGCAGCTGATGCTGCCCAAGCCCTATACGGGGCTCTACTACCTCTGGCTGGAGGGGTCTATCTCCTATGCAGATCAGGACTTTACCCTCTACAACAACGCCATGAGCCGGTTCAATGCCCTTTGGCGGGAGTTCTTTGCCTGGTGCTGCCGGACCATTCCCCAGCCCGGAAAATCCTTCCGCTATCTGTAAAAAAGGAGGCGGCAATATGGAAATGCCCACATTGCGGCGGCTCCGGACCAGCCGCCGGACGGTGGATGCCTTCGGCGGGCTGAACCGGTGCCCCCGGACCGGCGAAGGGGAATTTGCGCAGATGGAAAACCTGTCCTCGGACTTTTATCCCGTGCTGGCCCCCTGCCCGCCCCGGGAAAAGCTGGAGCCTGCGGGGGTCACCGCCCTGGGCGCAGGGCAGAGTCTTTTCTACACCCAGGGTACAGAGCTGGTGCTGGGGGACCGACGAATTGACCTGGGTCTCACCCCGGAGGGGCCCAAGCAGCTGGTGAAGATGGGGGCCTATGTGGTGGTGTTCCCGGACAGGAAATACGCCAGCACCCTGGACGGCGCGGACTTCGGCAGCCTGGAGGCCCGGTTCGAAGGAAACGGCGCGGTATTGACCCCCTGCACCCTGGAAGGCGCAGACCGAATCCCGGCGCACGTACAGTCCGCCGAGCCAAAGGAGCCGGAAAACGGCACCCTCTGGCTGGACACGGCATCTTCTCCCGCCGTGCTGAAGGAATGGTCCGCCGCCTCCAACCTCTGGGTCGCAGTGGAAACACCCTATGTGCGCATTGACGCCCCGGGCATTGGCCTTTGCTTCCGGCAATACGACGGCGTGACCCTTTCGGGCACGGATGGGCTGGACGGGGCCAATGTGATCTGGCAGGCGGAGGAAAATTTCGTCGTGGTCTCCGGCGTATTGGAGGGGCAGCAGAAAATCGGTAGGCTGCTTTTGTCCCGGACCGTACCGGAAATGGACTATGTCATCGAGTGCGGCAACCGGCTCTGGGGCTGCCGGGCGGGAACGGACCGCCAAGGAGATCCCGTCAATGAGATCTACGCCTCCAAGCTGGGAGACTTCCGGAACTGGAACTGCTTCATGGGGCTGACCACAGACAGCTATGCCGTCACCGTGGGTACCCAGGGGCCCTTCACCGGAGCCATCACGTACCTGGGCAATCCCCTGTTTTTCAAGGAGGACTGCCTGTATAAGATCTACGGCAGCTACCCCGCCGCCTTTCATGTCCAGTCCACGGTATGCCGGGGCGTGGCCCGGGGCAGCGGCAGGAGCCTGGCCATTGTGGGGGAGACGCTTTTCTATAAGTCCCCCATGGGCGTGTGCGCCTACGACGGCGCTCTGCCCGCAGAGGTGGGCAGAGCGCTGGGCACGGAGCCGCTGGAAGGGGGCATCGGCGCAGGCTGGGCCGGGAAATATTTCCTGAGCCTGCGGGAGAGCACCGGAACGGATGCTCTGTATGTCTACGACAAGCTGCTGGGCCAGTGGCACCGGGAGACGGGCTTCGAAGCCCGGCAGATGGTGTCCCACGGCGGGAAGCTCTACGGTCTGGACGAAAGCGGCGAAATATGGCTGCTGCGGGGCGGCAAAAGCCGGGAACGGGTAAAATGGATGGCCCGCACCGGGCGCATCTCCGGCTGGGACGGTCAGCGGATGGTCCTGAAAAGCCTGGAGCTGCAGCTGCTTCTGGCAAACCGCGCCCGAATGAACATCTCCGTGCGCTATGACGACCGGGGTGCCTGGGAAAAGGTGGGCACTCTGACGGGCTCGGACCGCCGCTTCCTGCTTCCCATCCGGCCAAAGCCATGCAGCCATTTGGAGCTGCTGCTGGAGGGGGAGGGCGATGTCCGGCTCCTGTCCCTGACCCGGGTGCTGCGGCAGGGAGGTACGGTATGACCCCCTTGGAGCTGCGGCTGCCGAACCTGACGGAGGGCGAACCGGAAGCCCAGCTGCGGCAGCTGCGCAGCTACCTGTACCAGCTGACGGAGCAGCTGCAGCTGGCTCTGGGCAGCCGGGAAGAGGCCGCAGTCACACCGGATACCCAAAAGCTGCTCCGTGAAGCGGTGGCCTTGAGCGCCAAGCGGGGGGATGGCCGGTATGCGGGACTGGAAGCCCTGGAAGGTCCCTGGCGGCAGCAGGCAGGCGCAGCGGAAGCATTGGAGGCCCGGCTTGCATTGCTGGAGGGGAAACCGGAGCCCCCGGAATTGCCCGCTGAGGCCCTGTACCGGGAAGGCACAGCAGGTATGCAGGTTCAGCAGGCGGATACGGTCCGCTTTCTGCCCCTGCCCCCCTTCGTCCAAACCCCGGACGGGCACTGGCAAATTCAGTAGAAGGAAGGAGAAGACATGGAAGAAGAGAAGAAAAAATACACCGCGTCTGCTCAGGTGGAGCAGGCGCGGCAGGAGGCCCAGGCCAGTGACGCCCGGAAGCCCGGGGCATACGTCTCCAAATGGCAGCAGCAGCTGGACGCGGCCATGGAGAAGATCCTGAACCGGGAGAAGTTTTCCTACAACCTGAACGGCGATGCCCTGTACCGGCAGTACAAGGATCAGGCCATTCAGAACGGGCGGCTGGCCATGCAGGATACCCTGGGGCAGGCGGCGGCCATGACCGGAGGCTTCGGCAGCTCCTACGGTCAGACCGCAGCCCAGCAGGCCTACCGGCAGCAGATGGCGAATCTGGGTGACAAGGCCTCCGCCCTTTACGACAAGGCCCGCTCGGAATACGACCGGCAGGGCACGGCGGACAAGCAGGCCTATGACCTGCTCCTGCAGCGGGAAAACAGCAGCCAGAACCAGTACAAGCAGAATCTGGCGGCCTGGGAAGCGGAGAATCAGCGGCTCTGGAACCGTTACGACCAGGCCCGCAGTGACGACTACGGCGCCTACCGGGACGAGATCAAGGACGACCAGTGGCTCCGGGAATTCCAGCAGGCCCAGGAGCAGTTTTACGAAAAGCTGCGGCGGCAGTATGGCTACTAAGGAGGCGGCATGATTTTATCCAGTTTGACCGTTCCCCTGACCGTTCAGGGGGACACCCTGGGCGCTCCCCTGGCCATTACGCTGCCCAGCCTGGGGCGGACGGTAGGGCTGCGCTACCGCTGCGGTGCAAAATTGGGAACCGTCGCAGCCCCCGGCAGACTCACCCGGGCAGAATGGACACCGCCGCTGACCCTGGCAGAGGAATATCCGGACCGGGATAAAATCCCCGTCAAGCTGATTCTGGACGCCTATGAAAACGGCAAAATCGAAGACAGCCGGGAAAAGCAGGTGCTGCTGTCCATCCCGGAAGGATTCCATCCCACGGTGACGCTGCGGGCAGCACCCCAGGCAGGGGATCGCTTTCTGCAAGGCGGCCAGGCCCTGGTTGAAGTGACTGCTTCGGGAACTCTGGGCGCAGAGATCACCGGCTGCACCGTCCGCTGCGGCGATCTGACCGGGCAGGGGCAAAGACTTCGCTTCGACCTGCCCCAGGCAGGGGAAATTCCGGTGACGGCCCGGGTAACGGACAGCCGGGGCAGGTCTTCCCAGGCGAGCGCCACCGTCTCCGTGGAGCCGGGCGGCACCGGCAGCGAGTCTCCCCTGGTGGACCTGAACCCGGCGGCCAAGGCCCTGGGCATCGGCTGCCGGGGAGATGCCCAGAATACCCTTTCCATGGGTCTGGCCCTGGACATGGGCGGGCAGCGGCTATCCGGGCTGCCTACGGCGGCGGAGTCCACCGACGCCATGTCCCTGGGGCAGGCGGCGGCAAGCTTTCTGGGGCTTCGGAAGCTCTGGGAGAATCCGATCCCCGAGCAGGAATTTCCCGCCCAGACCGTTGCTGCCGCCGGGGCGCTTCTGCTCATAGAAGCGGCGGCTCAGGCGGGCAGTGCGCAGCGGGTCTGGGAGCTTGCCGGGACTGCCGGGGCCATAAGAGTATTTTCCGGCAGCACCCTGGCGGTCCGAACGCTCCGCCAGACCGAAGCCGGGCTGGAATTCGCCGCTGCCGCACCGGCAGACACCTGGGCGGTGCCTCTGGCGGTATACGCACTGAAAGAAGGGAGTATTGGATGAACGCAACGGTATTGGCATCCCTGATCACAGGGCTGCTGTCTCTGGCGGGGGTCATGCTGAGCAATCTTCTGTCGGACCGGCGGCGGGAAAATGCCCTGCGGACAGCCCAGGCCGTAACGGATGAGCAGCTGCGGCAGCTGACAAGGGAGGTCCGGGAGCACAACAATTTTGCCCGGCGGATGCCGGTGGTAGAAGAGCAGATCAAAGTCATCAATCACAGGTTAGAGGACCTGGAAAAGGAAGGAGCAAAATCATGATCAATTGGAAGGTACGTCTGAAAAATGTGAATTTCTGGCTGGCGGCAATCCCCGCCGCCCTGCTGGTAGCCCAGAGCATCGCCGCTCTGTTTGGCTTTGCCCTGCCCGTACAGGCAGTGGAGGGAAAGCTGCTGGACCTGATCAATGCAGTGTTTGGACTGCTGACCATTCTCGGCATCGTCAATGACCCCACCACCCGCGGCCTGCGCGACAGCACCCGGGCAATGGAATATCAAAATCCCAACTAATACGCCATGG